CGATCATTCTCACATCACCATCTGCTCCCATACGCTTTTCCAACGACAAGGTTTTGCTGAAAGACGACCAATCTAAAGGACAAGCATAATATCCATATGCCTCGCCATCCAATTCGAATTGTCGTTTCACCCACGTTCTCTTAAGAAAAGTCAGCTGTCGTTCGTACGGTTCACTAACCACTTTCTTGTCGGATGAAGTGTAAACGACACCTATCTCAGCCAACACTCGAGTAATTTCCACCTGATTAAACTCGGGACAATCAGGGTGCACAGTCAATATATTATCGTCTCCATACGTCATGAATTTTACAAATTCGTTAAAGTCCTTACCAGGGTAAATCTGAGTAAAGGCGTACGCCATATACATATAATTGACAATCCCATTAATTATGACTGTAAGAGGATGCCCAGAAGCATTACCCCCTTGTAGATGGACTAAATCCCCCCAAAACCATGATAGAGGGTTGCTCATCTCAACAGCTAGGACGTCCAATAGCCTAACAAAACTCATTCTATCTTCGGGCGTCAAATGAAAAAAATAATCCGTATGCATCCATAACTCACGCAACACTTTCCAGGCTGCCTTTAAAAACTCGGTGGCTATCCGTTGGTCGTAATTGCTAAAATCACCACATATGAATCTGTGGTCTCCCTCGCCCCAATCGGGGGTCATATACTCATACAGCTCATCCCATTCATGAGAAAAGCAATTGAGGCCAACCGCAATACACGATAAATATCTAAACTCCTGAAGTAACGACACCAACATGAGAAAGAAAGTGCGAATGATCAAACAACCCTCTAATGATATAGCTTGGAAAACACGAATTTTGCCGAACCCAGATTCAATCGCAGAATTAAGTTCATCTTTACCAACCTCTCCTGGTGCTCTATCCTGTATGGGGGAAGTTATCTTCTTTAGGCTAACTGGTTCGTCTTTAACAGATGCAGAAAACACGATTCCTGCCATTTTTCCTTCTCGTAATCTCGAAACCATTTTGCCAA